TTTTTTTATTACAAAGATTTAGCAGATGAACAAAAACAATTAATAACCAAACTATGGGGAGTAAAATATGAGTAGAGAAACAAATAACATATATAAAATGGAGAATAAAAACATGGGAAACATACATAAGAAATTATACAATGCTTGTAATCATGCAAGTGGTGTAAAGAAAGCAAGTAAAGTTAAAGGTATGCCTTTTAATCCTTTATTGCACGATGACGTTCAAAGAGTTGCAATGGCAGCTCTATTAGAAAATGGTTTATATCCAACTTGTAATTACATTACAGATGTAACAGACAAGTTTGTAATCGTAACTTGCACTATGAAAATAACTGACGTTGATGAACCAAGTAATTTTATTATAATTGATGGTTGTACTGCAATGGGTGGATTAGATAAATATGGAACTGGTCAAGCTATGTCATACAGTAAAAAGTATGCTTTCTTAAACGCATTAAATCTAAAGACAGGAATGGATTTAGAGGATGGTTATAATGCAAAACCATTTAAACAAAATTCTTCAGAGCCATCTGTAGAAGCAGAACCACAATATACTGATGATAGTATAAATGTGGAAGAGATAAAAGATGAACTTAAAAATGCTAAAAGTTTAACAGAGTTTAATTCTGTTAAGTCTAAGTATAGAGAGCAAGTCCAATATCTAATTAAAAATAACTTACGAGCATATAAACAAGTAGCAGACGCTGCTGGTGTTCGTGAGATTCAACTAAAAAATAATCAATCATAAAGATTGATATAACTAAGGAGTAAAGAACATGGATAAAATATACATTAACCTAGTAAAAAACCCAGATTGGAAATCTCCAGCAGATAAAGTTCCAGTTTATATTGGTCCAAAAAACATGAAACATCCAGACAAAAACTGGACAGTTGGAGTAAATGTTAATGGTCAATGGTACAACCAAGCTGCGTTTCCATCTAAAGATCAAGATGGCAATGTTAAAGAAGGTGAGTTGACAATAATTTTAACACCAAGTGGAGCAGGAAAAGCTACTAATAATAGCTTTGCAAAAGCAAATGATGGTGCTAATAACGAATATACTTTCTAATTAATTAGAATGTATCAAGCAGGGTGGGGTTTTTTTCCCTTTCCGTTTTCCCCACCTTGCTTAAAAAAGGATTTAATATGACAGATAATATAAAAGAACCCAAACATTACGTAGCAAATAAGATTGAACCTATTGACTTTATAATTCAAAATGAATTTGATTTTTGTGAAGGCAATGTAATTAAATACATTTCTAGATATAAAAGAAAAAATGGTATTGAAGATCTTAAAAAAGCCAAACAGTATATAGATTTTTTGATTAAAAAAGAAGTTGAAAAAAACAAATAAATATGACAAAATTTAAAAGAATTATCAATGGAGAATGTCATTTTGAAATGACTGAATTTTTTGATGATATACAAAAGGCTACTAACACTCAAAATAGAGGTGAGTTAGTAGAATGTAAAATCGATAATTTAAGATTCGATTCTACAAAAGTGAAAAAGGAGCATGATGGAAAACATCAAAGTGCGTCTACAAAAGTTGAAGGATCTTCAAGCGAAGAAACACGAGAAGTATCTGGAAGCAAAACAAAAAGCAAATAAGTATCAAAAAGATTCTTATAGATTGTTTTGGAAAATAGAAAAGACGCAAGAGCAGTTGTTATCATTTAAATAGATAATAACTAAGAGTTGAAAAAAAAGAAAGGAAAACGTAGGGGATCTATGACCATAAATATAAATCAACATTACAATAAACATATTAAAAATTTAAACCAGAATCACTTTATCTATAAAGTAAAGAAAGCATTCTACCTTCTAACAAACCAAGAAGAAAGATTATATGAGGTAGGGTTTTCAGAGGGGTTTTTATATGCAGCAGAAATGCTACAAAAGAAACCAATAATAGATAGCAATGTTAAACATAAAGTTGGTATCAAATATAAGAATGCAAACATAGAAGTTGTTTCTAAACTTGTAGATAAAGTGTGTGAAAGATATACTGTTAGCAAACATGATGTGTTTAGCAAAGGTAGAACTTCAGATGTAGTTAGAGCAAGAAGTATTGTCTATAATCTTTTACATGAAGAATATAATGTAAGCATATCTTCAATGAGTAGAGTGTTTAACCAGGATCACACAACTGTATTACATTCTCTAAAAAATAAAATAGAGAAGAAAAGATATTGGAATCCTGGCAATACTATTTGGGATGAGTTTGAAGAGTTAAGAAAAATTACTTTTTAAATCCAGACTTCATATTTTTGTAAGCCTTCGCAGAGATTGTGCTTTTAGCTTTACTTTTCGAAGTACCAGATTTTTTTTTCTTATTTATATTATAGTAAAGACCCTTCTTTGCGATTTTACCAGTAGCTGTTTTGTGATAACCTTTTTTCATTTTGCTCCTTATGTTGTTTAACTTTTAACTCACAGTAGTTGTCAAAGCAAGAGCCATCTTTACCATCATGGCAAAAGTATTGTTTCTTTGCAGTTACTATCCAACCACCATTATCACTCATTAATTCTTTGTTACATTCTTTGCAGTAACCACAGATTAATGTTTGAACCTTTGGTTTTTTCCAACCTTTTTTTTTCATATTAACACTTCCATCTTCTTCTTGCTTGTCTTATTCTAGAGTTAGGATCGTTTCTTGTTTTAGCTGATGATCTTTTAAGTTGACCAAGAGATCTTGCACAATATGATTTTCTTCTTTTAGCAGCAGCAGATCCTTTTTTAACTTTACCTGTTACTGCTGTCTTTAATTTACTTCCTGGATTGGCTCTTCTATATGCTCTTACACCTTTAGCTGTCATACCAGCTCCAGACTTTGTTGGTCTGTAGTTTGCGTTTTTACCTTTAGTAGTTTTTCTAATAGCCATAATTATTCTTTTACTATTTTTTTAATTGCTTTACTACCATCAAGATTATCTTCTAACTCTGCTTTTACCTTATCACATTTGTATTCTACATTATCGTTAGCTGTACGTTCAGCAACACGTTTACCTTTTAGACAATCTGACATAGCTGGTTGAATACGATGTTCAGTTAATTCACCTGCTACAAACATACATAAAGCAACAACACTACTGATGACTTGTTCCATTGGCTCTTACCTTATCTTTTAGTTCTTCAATATCTTTTAATGCTTTTTCTAATTGATCTTTTAAAAATTGTATATTAACTTTATTCGTCATATTTTGTTCTTGTGTTATTTGTAATTTTTCAACATCTGCAAACACAGATTCTAAAAGCATAAATTGTTCTTGGTCAGTAGGTTTCTGTTCAGACTTTTTAAGTAGATCAGCTTGAAATAATTCTCTTGACTTTTTTAATTACATAATCTTTAGTACCATTAGCACCATGATTTACTTCCTTTTTAAGAAACTTAAATAAATTCATTTCTTTTAATTTCTTTTCAGTATGCTTTATAAAACTTTCTAATACTTTGTGATCTCTCATTTTCTTTTTCTTTTTTTTCTTAATAGTTTAACTCTTGATTGCCATAACCATGAAGTAAATTTAACAGAATAAGTTTCTAACCATGAAAACATATTATCTACTGCACTAAAAAAATTATAAAAAAATTTATCAATCATCTTCCTTGACCCTTGTATCTAGTTTGTTTTTTTTGTCTCTTCTCATTTTTATTTTGATTTTTCTTATGTACTCCTGGTCTTTTTTTAGGTTTATCTCTAGGTACAAAGTGTGTAAATTTTTGTTTAGCCATAACTTTATTTATCTCTTTTCTTTAGAAAAGCCATTACTTCTTCTTCTTATATTTCTTTTTCTTTTTCTTTTTACCTGTTTGCTGTGCAAGAAGAGTAGGTTTCTTTTTACTGTACTGTGATACCATCATGGTAGGTGCTTGATTACTCATTACTTCCTCTTAATTAAATCTGTTGCTTTAAGACCATAAACACTAGCTATGACACCCACAAAAATTGATTGATACCAAAATGGTAGGTTAGAAAAATATTCAAAGAAGAGCTGCATTTTTTCCATGTGTTCTGGATTGTCTGACCATACAGCAAATCCCAACATTACGATTGGCACGCTTAGTAAAATTAAAATAAATTCACTCTGCTTCACCACTAGCCATTTTTTGAGCATGATTCATTTGTGCATCTGCCATAAGCATTTTGGTTTTTTGTTTATTTTTATATATATGACTACCTGCTTGAACAGCTAATTTAATTGCACTTAACCACATCTTATATCTCCTAGTATTGGTTTGTATTTTGTCTTACCATCTTCTTTATAAGCACTCAAGAATTGTTTTCTTTCAAGTTTACTGGTGATACTACAATGAATCCATCCAGAGTTAGGTTGACCAGGTGTGTAAAATTCTAAAATCATTTGATCCCAATTAGAAATATTATCTTTAATCCAATAAGCTACATCAGCATTATCGACACCTTCAACTTCAAAATCTACAGCTTCAGCTTTGGTGTGTTGGCTATTAACTGAGCTGCCAATAGCTTGGCAAAGTTCTGGAGATCTATAACCAGACGTTACAGTTACTGGACCAAACTTATCTCTAACTGGTTGCAAGATAGTCTCGCAAAGAAGTTTAAGTTTCTCTATCTCATCTGTGTTAGGCTCATTAGATATACCTTTTCTAATTGCTGTGTCTGATTTTGTTAATTCTTTTAAGGTAAAGTTTTGTGTTAATTTCATTCGTATATAATCCTTACGTTAAGTTTTTTTTGTTCTTTAGTTGCTCCTCTAGATATAAATGTTCCTTTAATATTTCTTTTATATCCATCAGCAGGAATATTTTTTGAATTATTTTTTCTATAATTTTTAGATTTAACATCGTAAGCAGTATACTTACCTGTTATCATATTTAAAGTAACAATATCTACTGGACCAAGACCACCTACAGGAGTGAACACTATTATATTGGGATTTTCTGCAAGACGAACTTGAGCTTTAAGTTCAGATGTTAATCCTACTACTGCAGTTTTTCTTCTATTAGCCATTATAATTAAAGTAGCCTATTATAGTAGCTAAAATACTACCAAGAATTACAAGCAACTTAAAACCACCCTTACTTTTATTTGCATATTCTTTTAATTCACTAATGTCATTACTTAAAGTTTTTATTTCTTTATTCATATTATCAATTTTATTAAATAAAGTTTTCATTCTTTCTGCACAAACCTTTTCGTGATAAGATATTCTTATTCCATTATGATCTTCTAGGTTAGATCTTTGTGATAATTTTTTATTAGGCATCCTCTTTATTTACCTCGTTACAAAAATAACTTACATATAATTTATCTTCGTTAAATTTTTTTTCCTGTTGATTAGTAACTTGAATAGTTGCTATTGCACCTGCTTTAACGCAATCACTCCAGGAATTAAATTCTACTTTTGATACTGCTGTATTATTACATAAGCCTGTAATAGCCGAACAGATAGTGTAAGCTAATACAAATTTCATAATTAATATTGAAGTGAAACACCTCTAATTCTAGCTTCTTTAGAACCAGATTGATTAGCAAAAGATATTTTGTATTTTAATTGTGTTCCAGCAGTAACAGACAAGTCATTTACTTTAGCCATCTTAATACCAGAAGCAAAGTCTGGCATAGCTGTCATTGTAGCTGTTGTAAAATTGCTACCATTGTCTGCTGATAACTGTAAAATAATATCTGTATTTAATGCGTTAGTTCCTGCTTGGTCTTGGTAAGTTATAATAGCACCCATTTTAGATGTTGATGATGGAGCTGTAATTGCATTGGATATAAAGTTTCCTGTTGCATTAACTGTTAATCCACCAGTTGCAATATCTCCTTTAAAGCCAGACCAAAATCTAGTAGTACCACTTGCTACTCCACCACTTATTACTGTTAATCTATAATATAAGTATGAAGTTATGTTTTGGTCAAATTGATGCTCAAGATTAACTGCACCACTACTACCAATGAAAGTTTGTGTGTTTGCGGTAAGATTACTAAAATTAGTTCCATCATTAGAACCAGACCACCTAACAGTATTTGTAGTTGAACCTGCATTTGATGTCCAAGTTTGTATTCCATGTAATGCTTTTGCATTACCAGAAGTATATTTAATTTGTAAATAGTTTCCTGCACTTAAAGGATTTGATGGAGATATTGAATAGTCGCCATGATAACCATAATTATTAACACCACCCTCCTCAGTATAAAAATCAGTTAAGTCATTACCAGAACCTTTTGGTCCAGCAGTTCCGTCTCTCCAAGTAACATTTGAAGTCACATTATCAACAACATTATTTGTTTCTACATAAGAACCAGAAGAAGCTGTCGTATCTACAGTTGAAGATACATACTCATCTGATGACCTTGCAGAAGTAGTTGTTGAAGCAATCCCAGTAGCATCTTGAAATACATCAACATACATTGAGTTAGTATTGTAAGCACCTTTGTTTTCGTTAGATGCTTGTCTTAATGCAATAGTAGAAATATCATTAACAATTTTATTATCATCAAAAGATGTAGCATGTTGAGATACTGCACTAGCAGGTATTCT